AATACTAATTAACGACATTGAATTGCCAGGACCAGCAGGCGGTATCTATGCAATCAATGCCTTACACAATGTTGACAGTGGTAGATACAAAGGCAGAGTCAAAATGGAATTCTTCTATGGAGAAGACAACCAAGGACAAAGTAAGTTAGCAAACGAATCAGCAACATGGCCAAAGAAACCAAGAGCATTACCAGGACTTGCTTATGCTGTGATGCGTTTTGAATGGAAAGAAGTTAAAACACAAGAAGACGCAGACAACAATCCATTTGCAGGTGGTATACCTAATGTTAAGTTTGATGTGTTTGGTAAAAAAGTATATGACGTAAGAGCACACGGTAGCACAGTATCATTGATAAGTGGCACATATGCCAGCAGACAAAGTGGCGCAAAATACAGTTTCAATCCTGCCAACTGTTTGTTAGATTATTTAGAAAACCCAAGATATGGTTGTGGTATTTCAACTGCTAAAATACATGGTGGCAGTTTTAGGATTGCCGCAGACAAGTTTGAACAGCAGGTCAACTACAGTAGCACACAACAAGGTAGAGCTCTAACTATGAATGCTGTGGTAAACACAGGTGCCAAAGTTATAGAAAACACAAAAATATTATTGGCAGGTGCTAGAGGCACAATGCCTTATTCACAAGGTAGATACAAACTAAAAGTAGAAGATGGCGGTAACGCAACTGACATAACTTCAGCAACTGTAACCGTTGCGTATGATGTAACATCTAAAAATGTTATTGGTGGCATCACAATGAATGGCGAACGTAAACGTTCAAAATTCAATCAAGTGATTGTAAACTATGTCAACCCTGACTTAGAATTTACAAACCAACAAGAAGTATACAGAGTAGATGGTGATAAAACTATTGACAAAGAAGAAGAGCTATCAGGCGAATTTACTTTTCACACAATTACCAATCCTAGTATAGCACAAGACTTGGCACAAATGATTTACAAAAAGTCAAGAAGTCAACGTTCAATTGAATTTACAGGCACACAAGAACTGTTGGATGTAGAAGTTGGTGATATCATTAGAGTAACAGACACAGTATTGGATCTAAATCTACAAACATTTAGAGTGATAGGTATGAAATTGCTTACAGATGGCAATATAGGTATTGAAGCAGTAGAACATGATGCAACAGTATATCCTTTCGTGCAAGGTGAACAAATTGAAATACCACCTAGTTTATATAGACCAGATGAATTTACAGTTATACCTTATGTAAGAGAATTACCAGAAAACGCATTAGGTTTGTTTCCTCCTTTGGATCCAGACATTGATAGTGCAGGTGTTCCGTTTGAATTACCACCAAGTTTTGATACACCACTTACAAAAATTACAAAATTTGAAGACTTTACAAAATTTTATATTCAACCTTATGTGCCTGGTATATCACAAGCGGCATATGGTGATGCTATTGTGTATCTTGCATATAGAGGCAACGTAGGTAGAGATGGTCCTAGAGATCCACAGACAGGCGCAAGACTACCTGCTATAAATGTAAATGGAACCACAAGAAAAGATGCAGTTCGCACAGCTCTAGATGTAAGTTCCTTAGGTTATTTTGCAACAGGTGACAGTGGACTTACTTACTATCCACCTTTTACTACACCAAGTGTTCCTCCAAGAGGTGGCACACAAATAGACAGCAGTGGAGAAACACCTGATGGATTTCCTTACATTCTAAATGACAGCGTTTCAACAGATTTACAAAAATTAACAAACTTCAAATCATATGATTGGGCAAGGATCAATAGAGATATCTACGGACATGCAAAAAGAGGCAGTAACAATTATCTAATGACACTGAACATGCCAAGAGATAGTGTTATAACACATTTCTTAGTAGAACACATTGACAAGACAACAGGACAAGTTATAAACACAGCAAAACTTGCTCTTAGAGATAGTAACATAGGTGGAGTAAACAATCCTTATCTAAACATAAGAACAAGACAAGATTATGCAACAGGTTTATATCATCCAATTGATTATGCTTTTTATCCTAGATCAAAAAATGCGTTTATAAGTGTTAAATGGTTAAAAGAAACAGAAGTAGCACTAATGGAATTTGCAGACGGCAGTAATTTATATGAATTCAAACAAGCATATCCAAACGGATATCAATATGACATAGGCGGAGGCAATGTAAGACGTGATACTAACATTGAAGCGTTTTTCAACTATCTAAATGAATTATGGTTTAGTAGTTCAACATCAAGCACAAATGTCAGCTTTACGCAGAACTTAGGTGGGTAGAACATGGGTGTAGGAAACGGATATTTTAACGAAACATATGGTTATTACCAAGCAAAAACTAATCTAACTTGGGACACCTACGATGCGGCAAGTTCAGGTAATGATTGGGACAGTTGGGTAGTATGGGACAGCAACAACGTCACAGTTGGTATGCCTGTTCAACCAGAACTACCACTTGTTTATACCACAGACATAATTGACTACGGTAGTATTGCAGTATTCAACGTAAACATAAACGTAGACGCAACCAATGCCCCAACATACACAATTAGATATGGTAACACTCTAGAAAGTGCAGGTCAAATAGACATAGCAGGCACAATTAGCGTTGATGCAGACACAACAACAGTAGCACCCATAAGTGCAAGATATGTTCAAGTTGATGTTAGTGTAGATACCCAATTTGATAGTGCAGGTGATACAAACGACAGCGATTTAATCTATATGCCTTATATAAAAAGCATAAACGTAGAACTAAAAGCAGAACAAAGACAGAAGTTTTTGAAAGACATCAATAGTGCAACTCTAAGTGGCACAACAGGTAGAAGAACTCTCAGCAGTGATACAATAGCAGGCATTGGTAGTGTAAGTTCAATTGTATGCCAAGTGCATTTGCCTGATCCGAAATATGTAACAATAGACTATGTAGAACAAGATGTAGATAGTGCAGAAGATGATTATATATCATCATTTACAAATGAAACACCTGTTATCTATGTGAACAAAGATAGTGTTCCGCCAGAGTTAAATATATTTGACTTTGACACATACAGTCACAGAGAAAGAACTGAATGTGTGTTTGATGCAATAGTAACAGGACTGCCACAGCTCAGAAGAGATGCGACAGGTAATTTAGTGGAGGATCTATAATGGCGTGGCCAACAGCAAAACCAAACAACACATCATTTGATGCTGACAGTGACAGAATAAGTGATTCAAGAGCAGACTTACTAACAATGAGTCAAGCAGTAAATGACATTGTAGATTTTATAGATCTAAACGCTATTGGTGATGATCAAATATTGCAATACAACAGTTCAACAGGTAAATTAGACTTTGTAAGTCCTAACACAGTAGGACCTGCCAGCACAGCAAAATCAGTTGGTGTGTTCTTTGCACCTACTCTAGAAATTACAGCAACAGAAGGAACTACAAGTTCTAATGTTGTAGCAGTGGCAAAAACTATTGTTGTTCAGCACGTTGGTGATCCAGATAGTGCATACAACTATGACATTGACCTACAAAATTATGTAGGCAATCAAAAGGTAGTAGTAGTGCATGATGGTGAAAGCGTAGACATAAACAGTATCAATACCAGAGTGTTATACAACGGCACACTGATTACATCAATGAGTTCAACTCCACTAGGCACAAGCACAGTTGGAGAATTTCATATTATTGACACAGGCACGGCAGATAGTGCAGGCAAGAATACCTATGTGAAGTTTCACGTAGCAAGAAATAATGGAGCAGTAGCTTCAGGAACAGAAAAAGTAACATAAGGAGAAAGACATGGGATGGGGAACAGCAGGAAATGTATCAACAACCAATTTAAGTGCAGGCACTGATAGTCCTGCCCTAGCAAGAGCAGATCTTAAGGCCGCTCTTACAGAACTAACAAACGTAATCAGCGGACGCAACACAGCAAATGGTGTTGTAGGGTTGAATGCGAGCACTAAGATTGCGGCAACTTATTTGCCAGATGAAATCAATAGTGCAAGTGGCAACGATCTAACACTAGATCCTAGCACAGACAAAGTGAAGTTAGAACATATTCTAAACTTGAATCCACAGACAGTAGCACAACTAAACGCAAGAACAGACATACAACAAGGCGATATTGCGTTTTGTTCAAACGGAGACGCAGGCACAGAATGTCTTGCTGTAGCTGTAATTGAAAGTGATAGTGCTGGTGGACCTGATTGGAAAGTAGTTCAAATAGGAAATGCAATAGCAACTTCTTAATAAAGTAAAGGACCTGAAGTAATGGGTTACAAGAGATATGAACCAGTGACGTTAGACATGAACGCAGAACGTTATGATAAATGGTGTAAGACACGCGAATGCCCATCATGCGGCGCAGACAAAATTCACATACGCAAAATAGGCAATCACGGACAAATGAAAAGGGTATTAGACTGCTATGATTATGGCCAACCCTACTTCAAATTCAACTGTCCTAAGTGTCAAACGTCATGGCATTCAACAGAATTAGACAAACCAGTAATTTTTTAGTTGACATCATTCACTTTTGAGTGTATATTGTATATGTATGATAAATACATATGGAGTATACAACAGAGGAGAATACTATGATTACACGACTAAAGCACCACGAAAAGTGCGAAGTAGGCGTTGTTCAAATGCCTAAAAACAACAAACACCATTCAAGATTATATTGCGTAGACTGTGGAGTTCATATCCAATGGTTAAGCAAACAAGATAGTTTAGAAATCCGTAAAATTATAGAACCTGGACGCTATGTTGGCGAATACAAAGTCAAAGATGCCAAGGAGTTCGTATAATGGATAAAAAATTTACTGAAATTGGTGTTGATTATTATAATATAGATAATAAAGATAATAAAGATAATAGAGATAACGATCTCGTAGATCTCTCTTTTGGCCTGGAGGCAGACGCCTCCTTTAGACTCACTGGCCAAGAGGAAAAGACAAAGTCTATTGCACTACAATCGCCAACACCAACCCTGCAAGAATCAGACGTAGCAAGATGCCTAATTACTTGGTATGACAACGGCGAACATGTGCGTCAAAGATACAAATTAGCAATACGCATAAATCCAACACATGAACAAAGCACAAGTTGGAATTTTATTGCAAATTGCAACAAAGACCCTAGAGTGTTTAGACGTCATTGTCCAGATACACTCACAAGACAATTTGGCGATGAAATGCGGGCCTATACAAAAGACCAAACAGGCAACTATCCTTATCTAGGCAAGATACATGCAAACGCAGGTTGGAATCCTAACGGAGACCAATACAATGACACTGAAAGTGAAAGTGGTGTAGCAGTATGGTGGGATGGTAGCGGATGGCGTTGTGTAGTAAAGTTATATGACTTTCTAAAAGAAATAAAACTGTATAACGACAAACTAACACCCGCACAGATAAAGAAAAATGTAAAGGCAACAGGCATATTCTTTGCACAAGGCACAGGTCCTAAACGCAATATGACTTTCAAAGAAAAACGTCAAAAAGGATTGTTATGATGCCGTTTTTAGCACCTTATGTGCAGAAGTTGATAAATATTAGTGTAGGATGTAACAATGCTTAGTCAAGGTTTTTCAGACATGTTCTTAAGCTCAATGTATACTCCTAATTTACAACTGTTGAAGGATCAAACTTGTCAATGATAATGCCATTTTGTTTTCTGTTAGATCCTTCTTTGTTGCATCCTACAACATCCTTTAGAAATAGTATTTC